TTTAGCACAATAAAAAAAGGGGACTTTCGTCCCCTTTTTAATAAATACTTAAGCTTCAGCTGCTAATTTAGCAAAATAACTCATTGTATCATCTTCAGCTTCAGCCTTTTGAACTGGATCTGCAGCAACAGCAACTGGGTCTGAAACAGACGGCTCATCATTAAATGGTGAATCATCTTCAATTGATGTCTTTGGTGTACCATCTGTACCCAAGACTCTAGTCAACTTAAGATTAAGCTCACTATAAGACTTGAATGTTGAAGGGTCTGTAAACTCCTGAATAGAGTGTTGTTGGTTATAAATATTTTCCAACACACTATCATCAGTGTGAAGAGCTTCAGAATCACCAAATTCAGAACGGTCATAATTACGGAATCCCGCAACCTGAGCAATCTTCATTTTAAAGTTAGCTCCCTTCCATAAGTCAAATGGATTAATAGCAGTTTCATCTTCATACTGAGGTTGCATGCTATTCATAATCTTCTCAAAGATTTTAGCACCATAAGTATATAAGAATACCTTGCCATTGTTTTCTGGACTTTCAGGGTCAGAAACAATATAGATATTTGACACATAATGTAAGCGACGCTTACGTTTACGAGCAATATCCTTATCGGATTCTATACCTGTATTCCATAGTTTAGAATTCATTTCGGAAACAGGATCGTCCTTACCAATGGTAGTTAAAGATTTCTCTACATACCATTGACCAGTTGGTCCTTGAAAGAAATGGTCCCAGTATTTAGCCCAAGGTAAGTCATCACCTTCGACCGTAGGTAAGAACCGAATAACGGCATAACCGTTACCTGCTTTATCTACTGTGGGTTTCCACATACGATCATCACCGTATGATTGTTTTTGTGTGGCGCTTTCAGCTGCACCAACTAATGCTGACATATCATTAGCTTTAGCTTTTAAGTCTGCGAAAGACATTGTACATCTCCTTTAAAAATTTATATTAATTTATATTTCGTTGTATCATTATGTAAAAATATCTAATATAATCTTTCTCATTTTAATATCATTAAACTTCAAGAAAGATTGATAGTTTAATATTTTTTTATATAAGTCAGGCCATAAAATAGTCTCACTTATATGTGAATTGGCTTTATCAATAAAACCTGTAAGCCTATTCACTATACACACAGTCTCTAAAGAAACCATGTCTTCCAAATAAAGATGGATAATTTTTGGATATGTTTCATCTATTTCCAAAAGTGTATCAAATCCATTATCTGAAATTTCTTCTAATTCATTTTTTATTAAATAACTAATACTATCTATACGTTTTAAAAACTGTGTATATGTTTCTTCGTCTCTAATCATATCACCAGTAAATCTATTACCAGCTACTTGATGTGCCGCAAAGTATAGTATTATATCATCTTTATTTTTAAATCTTTTCCCTATTTTAGTTAACTGAAATTTATCTGGTCTTTTCCAATATGTTTTTTCAGTTATATTTGTTTTAAAATTATATTTCCAACAATCATATGACCCATTAAAGTGTAAATTGATTGCGTGATGTAATATAAATGCTTCATAACCAGTCATAATATAGTTATATTATATCATAGTTTAATATAAAAGTAAACAGCTATTGTGGTAAAATATGTGTTGGATTACCACCTTGTAGTAGATTAAGTTCTCTAGCTTCAAATTCTACATGTTGTACTATTTCTTTTGAGATAAGTTTTTTACTATCTCTTAAATCAATTTCATTCTTTTCACATACATCTATAATAGCATCCATATAAGGACATCCTTTATGTGTTCTTACATATGTTTCTACTAATCTTGAAAATGTTTTTTTGTTGAGGTCATCGTCACTCATTTTCTAAATCCTTCATCATCATATGCCGGGGCAATAGTTTGATGATATACTGGATGTTCTTCATCTTCTCCATAAAAATCAAAAGGATACATACCATCTTTAAGATATGAATTTAACCCTCTTACATAAGCTTGAACAGAAAGTAGCTTAGCTGTAGCACCTCGTTCATTACGGCCTTTTGCCTTCCTCAGGTCACTAATTTTCTCTTTAGAGGCCTTAATATATCGTTTAACACTCACTACAGATAATCCATGGTCATCATCTAATGCTAAAACTTTTGGTGCTACATTTTTATATGTTGCTGGTTTTTTAGCTGCTCTTGCTTTAGCCAAATTGGCAGCTGCTGCTTTCTTTTGCTCTTCACTCATCTTACGTTTAACCATTATATTCTCCTTTAATCAATGGAACAAATCTTACTCCTATTAGTTTTTCTGTCCAAACACCACCACCCTTTTTTCTTTTATGTATAAGAGTAAGAATTTCATTACCTTGTGATTGCTTCATTGGTATGATCATTTTTCCACCAATTGCTAATTGTTCTATTAATGCTTTTGGTGGTATAAGTTCTTGTGATGTTGCTGTTACAATAATTCTATCATAAGGCGCATTAGCTTTCCAACCTTCACAGCCATCATCTAATTTTGTTTTAATGTGTCTATGTTGATTTATTGTTTCAAAGAGTTTATTAGTTTTCATTGCTAGTTCTGGAACTCTTTCAACTGTATAAATCTTATTAGCTAAATAAGATAATACCGCAGCTTGATATCCAGACCCTGTACCAATTTCTAATACCTTATGATGTAATTCTACATCTAGCATTTGTGTCATATATGCTACAATAAAGGGTTGGGAAATAGTTTGTTGATAACCTATTGGAAGTGGTCGGTCTGCGTATGGTGTATTATTTTCAACAAAGAGATGTCTAGGTGTTTGTTCTAATGCGTATTTAACCTTTTGATTAAGAGGACTTCCATACTTTAAGAAGTGCTCTTCAATCGTACTAATCATTTCGTCTAATAATTCTTTGTACATATAACTATTATACCATAGTTAAGGCTATTTGTACATACCTAACCCTTATATATTTTTAATATTTGACCTTCAAATGCTTCTACCTTGTCAACTCTATTAGGCCATTTGATATATTCTTTTTCAGGATTTGCCTTAAGGTTATTGAGTAAAGGTGTAATAGCATTGTATAAATTGTCTAACTTGGTTTGTGCACTTGCTGCTGAACTTGCTGATGATGCTACTTCCTTTGCAACATCTAATTCATCTTCATCAACTAGTGTAAAGCCAAAATCGAAACTTGCCATTTTTTACTCCGTTAATAATTGTTTAATTCCGCGTTGCCAATTTTCTGCGGCATCTTCAACATATCTTAAAGATTTATATTTAAAATCTTCAGTTACTAATCTAACACCTGAGGCGTCTTTATATGTTATTGAAAAAAATGAATGTTCTCCATCCATTCCATTTATAACTTGATATACCTTAGCAACACTACCGTCATCCCTGTAGTATTCACCCATCAATTTTCTATGATTCATAATTTTCTCCATAATAATATTAATATTTATACATAAAAAAATGGGGACTCATTACAAGTCCCCAGAAGTACAATCTATGTCTAAAAGATTGTTATTTTAAAATGCTAGACTAGCTTTAAGAGTAGTAACGCCATCTGCGCTTCCTACTTTTTCCCACTCACCTGTCCAGATACCACGTGTTAAACTAAATGTTTTAGTTGTAACACCAGCGCCTGTCTTAGACATTTCAGCTTTAACTGTACCTAAACCTTCTAAAACTTTAGATACTGAACCACCATTTTCTGATGTGCCATCTGCATTTGAATCATGATTAGCACTTAATGTTAAACCCGCAAGAGTAGTTGCAATTGTTGTATCAATATTATTACCTGCGGTAACTTTATTATGTACAACTGTAGCTTTTACACCTGCCACTTCATAAGTAGCTGTGGTTTCCCTTTCAGAATTTGTAACATCTGTTACATTAAATGTAATACCTGCAAGTGCGCCACCAACATCAAGAGTTGTTGACTCGCCTGAGTCTTGATTTAATCCTACTGTGAATCCACCAGATGTTGCTTTAACACCAATAGAAACTACATCTGGATCATCTCCAGATTTATCACCTAACGTAAATGTTAGAGGACCAGTAGTTGTTTCTACATACATATCATCTATATCAAAAG